TGGAAATGCTTGACCACTTCTATCTGAAATTGCTAATGCGTATTTTCCTTTTGCAAACTTTGCCATTATAAATCCTTTGGTTTTGATTCTAATGCTTTATCCACACTGCTACTTTTTTCTGCTAATTTAGCAAAATCTTCTAATTTCATGTTTGCTTCATCTGCGTTTGTAGGTGTTGATTGTAATACCATTGCTGCTGTTGCAACAGGTAAACTAGCTAACATATTTAATCCTTTCATTGCTAAAGGACTTAGACTTCCAGCTCTTGCTAAAAAAGTTTGAAATATATTTGTTTTTGCTTTACTAAGTGAAGCATCATCTAAAAGTACCTGTAAACTATTTCCACCAAGTTCTTTATATTTTGAAAGTGGTATTTTCAAAGATTTTACTTTTCCACCTAGGTCTCCAACAAGTTTACTTTTAGGACGATTCCCACCTTCTGCCATATATCTAGCAAAATCTTTTTGCGGTGTATAATATCTTCCTCTGTTTTCTCCAAAATCTAATCCAGATCTTGAAGGAGCTTCTCCTCTAAATAATTCAATCATCTCTTCTATGCCTGCCATTATATCTCCGGATAATAAGTTTTAGGTGAAATATAAACACTGGCTGAAGATCCATCCTCTGCTAATGCTCTTTGTATTTCATCCTCATAAATTAATTTCATTTCTTGTATTCTTTGTGGTGCTTTTTTCATAGCCATGTAATAAGCTAAACCAGCACACATACAAGGCACAAATCTGTTAACAACATCGGCTTCATTTGTATACTTACCTGCATCTTGAATTCTTTTTACATAATAAAAATATAAATAATCACCTGCTTGTGTATTGCCAGGTGTTAAATATAAATTTACTGTAACTTTATCAATAAATCTTTGAACAAAATATTGTGACGGCTGACCTGTAGAACTTTTATTTGAAAAAGCTTGATACTGAGATCTGCTAATTTTTGAAAGAGGTGTATCAACATCACTTGAATTTCTGTAACTAGCCTCAAGAAGATCAGATACCATATCTACAAAATTAGTTACTGTATCACCCGAAGCATGAGACGCAGCAGTTGTGCCATCCGCTCCTCTATCAGATGCGGAACATAAAATATTATTACCTGAAATTGAGGTATAGGTTATTACCTCAGAGTTAATTCTTATCTTACCAGTCGCGTTCATATTTTTAGTAGAAGACACTGGTATAGTAGTGGCTGAATCTGTAATTCCTGATGATAGAGTAGTGGTTATACCATCTGCATTTCCATCAGATGGAGATCTAAATATTTGATATTCATTTTGATTTTCTACTAAACTAATAGCAGTTCTTGCTACTTCCCAAAAATGCAAACCTCTGTTGTCCCATTCTTGAAACATTATATTTAAAGAACGTCTTGCAGATCTTAAATCATTTCCTGAATAATCAAAAAATCCTAATCTTTCAAAAGCTTCAGTAATAATATCATCTATCGAGAGAAATTTCTCGAATGTACTTGTGCCTGAAAAAGCCACGTAAACCTCCTACGAGTTGCTTCCGCCACTATGAAACACAGTAACAGCAGTAACCTGTTCTGTAGTGAAAACAGAATTAAGATTAGTTTTAAATAGAATAGGTGTAGGGAAAATTACAGTTTTACTTTCCGCCACTGCCCCATGATCTATTTTAACTTTAGAAGTTGTTCCATCTTTTAATTCTATTACTCCTCCAGTTGCTGTTCCAACATAATGTAATCCATAAGCTCTAGTTCTACCAACTTGAATAGTTTTAGCTTCAGTGGTTACGTTGCTGGCTACGCCATCTTGTGTTGATCCAAATGTTGTCATTTTTTCTCCTTAAATTTTAGGGGACTCTTCTAAACGAGTCGAGTCCCCATAAATTATTTATTACTGTGTATCAAAAGGTGTTGCTATTGATCCAGTAGAATTAAGTTGACCTTCAACAAAGTAAAGGTTTGCTGCAACTGCAGTAAACTTAATGTAAGAGCCTTTTAGACCACCTGTTGTTGCGACAGCAGCGCCAGCTTCTCCATTTAGATTAACTTCATTGTTAGCTGTTGCAGGAACAAATTGTTTTCCAGATACTGAAGCATCAATTCCAAGTGTAACCATACCAACAAATTTATCGTCAGTGCTAGCAGTTTTGATAGTGCCAGTGAAATCATCTGTAAAAAGAATTTCAAAAGTAGTTCCAATTGTGCTTGGGTTATTTGGATCGCTTCCCGGTCCTGCACTTGCTGAGTCAGCCGATGCATTAATTGCAGGGATGGTGATTGCAGTTGGTGTTGTTGCAGGATCCATAGTTACAAGTCTTCCTGCGTGAGCAGCAACAGTTAAATTAGTTGCTGAAGTTAATGCAGGGACTGCTCCAGGTCCAATTGATTGAAAACCATTTTTTGACCTTACTGGTCCGTCAAAGGTTGTATTTGCCATAATTATTCTCCTAGTTATAGGACATCGTCTCTAGGCCGTCGACTATACGCGTCGATATCCAATTAATAAATGTATAGTGATTAATTGTGGAGCTACTTCCTCAATTTTATTCTGCATATGCTCTTTTTTAGCCTCTGCAGTTTTTATATGGGTAAGAACTTCTTTGACTTGTCTATCAATCTTAACCATATTAAGGGTATACCTACCCTCCTTGAGATGTTCCTGCTCCCACTGAAGATCTAGACCCCTCTTTTTCTTGTAAAGGTCTTGTAGATGTAACATCATTTTCTCCATTCATAACCTCCTCATAGGTTATTCTTTTAATCTTGGGATTCATCATTTCTCCAAGATATTCCCATTTTATATCTTTTTTTCCTAGTTTGTCAACTATGGCATTTTCGATATCTAAGGGACCGTCTAAGGAAGATATAACAAAATCAGCACGATACTGATATGCATAAATTTGTACTCTGAATTGTTTAGGGTGCATTTTTTCTTTCTATTCTTAAAATAAGGCGGGATTGTGTCCCGCCTTAAATTCTTAAGTATTATACACCTTCGACGCCAAAGATACCTCTGTAGTCAGAGACACCAAATCTGTATCTCTCTCTAGCTTTGTATCTTACGTTTCCAGTATCGAAGTCACCTTCCATCGCTGTTCTGATAGGTGTTCTCTCGAAATACTTCATACCGTTTGGTACATCAGTGATTAGATAAAACGCATCTGGATCAGTTAAGAAATTGTTCACTCTGTAACCTTGAGGAACCATTCCCATAGAAACGATTGCGTTGATATCATTGTCAGCTGTTGAAGTTCTACCTTGAGATTTCATTAATCTCTCAGCAGTAAACTGATTCTCCGAAGGAACAATCATTTTAACTCCTCTTGCTGCAATTTTCAAACCTCTTTCATCAGTCATTTTAGCGATCTGAATTAATGAATCTTCTAATGAAGTTTCATTAAGGTCTGCCTGTGTACTCAACGTATTTGAAACAGTTCCCGCTATTGTCGGGTGATTTGTAGCAAATAGATTGCTTCCGTCACCAGACTTAAATGTACCTACTGAAGGTAGTCCACCTAATAATGGGTCAACTGCTTTTATTTGTTTAGTGTTCGCCATGGATCTAGCTAATGCTTTTGTATATCTAGACGCAAGTCTGTCATACAAGTTATCCTCGATCGCTTCTTCAGTGATCGCGAATGCTAGCGCAACAGTTTCCATAGTGTATCTAGCTGTGTAAGTTTCTTGAGCATTGTCAAAAACTACGCCAGAACCTTCCGGTTTAACTGATGCATTTGCAAAACCAGATAACATAACTTCTTCTTCAAACGCCCTGTCTGAAGTTTCTGTTACGTATATCTCAGCATGCTGATTTTCATAACGTTTATATTCCAAGCCGAATAGTGCATTCAAACCTGGCTCTAGTTCTTTAACTAGTTGTCCTCTTGATATAGCCATATTTTATTCTCCTATCCTGCTATTATATGCCGTTATTTTTAGCGTTATATAAATGCTCGTTGATCATAACAACAAAGTTAACGTGACCACTTGCGTGAGTCAGGTTATTGTTATCAATATCATTCGATACACCTGTAACTTTTATTTGAGCCGTACCAGTAGTAGCTGTGCTATGTTTTAGTTCTGATTTAGAAACAAAATTAGCAGAGTCTCCTGCATTTACGTCGATGTCAAAATTCATGAACACATCTGTCTGCCCGTGAGCAGTAGTTTTGTTCGATTGAATTTCGAATCTTTCGTACGGATCATCAGCTACGAATGCAGAAATATCACTTGCATTTACTTGCGAGTAATGATTTGCAAACGTAGGCTTGCTTGTTGTTGGGTCAGTATAAAAGACACCATTGAGTGCACCAACAAGAAACGCTTCAGATTCTGCAGCTTGGTGAATTGTACCTGCTGCTGTTGCTGAAACCGCGTCTTGAAAGAAGATCGTAGTAGTATCATTTGCTGTGATACTATACTCACTTAAACCCTGGTTGTCTCTATTCTGTCCGACTTTACCAATTGGTCTTAAACCAAAGGCACTGTCTTTATTTGCTCTTGCCATAGAGGCCTCCTATTTTGATGCCGAAGCATCGGGTTAATTGTTCTTCGATGGTTTATGAATTCCTAATTAGGATTTCTTTGAGCCACCAAAAGTAACACGCGACTGCCTGTCGATATCGATAGGCATGCTTGGGTGCTCTTCCTTCATAAGATCGTTATCCATTGCTTCAACTTTTTCTTTATGCTGATTAGCATAATAATCAGAACGTTGTTGCGCGATCTCTTCTGGTACCCTAGCGAGCACTAGGCCGCCAACACCGATCACTCCCTTGTATTTGCCGTCTTCTACCATTGGATAATCTTCATTAGGATATTCATCAGATCTAACTAATTCGTATCCTTCTCTCATTCTTCCAGAAACGTTTTTCGTATCCTGAAAACCAATGCTCTCGGCTCTTATCCATCTGTGCCTAAAACCTGTAGGCGCAGGGGGTGCATCTAATGCTGATGGTGGAGTCCAAACTTTTTTTCGAGTTTCCTTTTCTCGAGTCTGGCTCGCACGGGAAGTTTTTTTATCTGTACTCATATGCTTATACCTCCTTCGTGATATTTAATTGTTTCGCATATTCTTCAAGTGGCACACCTAATTTGTTAGCGATT